CCGTAATGGTGCCCTTTCCGTGCAGCGCGGACGGCGGGCCGTACAAGTCGGAGCTGTCCCGAAGGTCGAGCATCGGGAGCTTAAACGCAGCGGCGGCCGTTTCGGAACGTCCCAGTTTGGCTGCTAGTGCAGATGTAAAGTCGTGCTGCCATGTCGCGGCCTCTACTGTGATCCCAGTTAACTCCTGAGCTCCGTCGAAGGCCACCAGGAAGTTCCGAGTCACGTTATTCCCGGCTTGCAGCGGTGGGATGTTACGGCGCTTCTGTTGTACGGGCACAGAGGAGACGGCGAACAGAACGCCCTCTGCGGTGGTGAGTCCGATCCAGTTCCAGTCGAAGTCGCCGATGTCGCTGCCAAGCATTAGGCTGTAGACCACCCGGTTGGGGTCGATGTAGCCCTTCTGGGTGTACGCCCAGGTGCCGACGATCTGCTCCGCGGGCGGTAAGCCGGCGGCGCGGTCGATGGGCCTGATTGGATCCAGGCCCGGGACGTTGGCCAGAACAAAATGGGTGATCTCCAGGGCTTCATGTGCGCCCTGTTTCTGTGCTTTCAGGCTTTCACCGGCGAGCGTAATGCAGGCTGCCATGGGTTACTCCTAAAGGGTGGCGACCAGCGTCTGCTGATCGTCGTTGAACTCCGCCAATGCGATGTGTAGGCGCACCGGGGTGATGGTCAGAAAGTCATAGCGGCGGCAGGTGCGGCCGTACTGCTGCACCAGGACACGCAGCAACTCGGGGTTAGCGGAAAGCTGGCCGTCACTGAGGTGAAGCAGCACAACGTCCCAGTCCCGCCCGTCGATGCGCTCCTCGATCTCCACGTAACCGATGCCCAGGCGCTGCAGCACACGCGTCAAACCGGCAGTGGTACCGGCGTCCAGCGAGTTGATGAAGGCGTGCTTCACCCGCAGGCGGTAGAGGTTCTCCGGCTCGCCGTTGAAGCGCGTGATGTCGCGCTGCCAAGCCAGTAGGTCGAGGATGGTGGGGTGGCAGATCAGGGGGTCCATCTGCTGCAGTGGCCACTGCAGCCAGCTCTGCGCGCGGGTCCACCAAGACTCGGCCGCGCGGCGCAGCTTGGTGATCTCGGGGCCGCTGAGCCAGAACGGCAGGTCAAGCTTCATCGGCGAACTCCAGGGTCAGGGTCCGGATGCGCGGGATGGCCAGCGCGGACACGATGTCCTCGGTGGCAAAGCGCAGCGAGGCGATACGCGGAAACTGAATGTGCAGCTCCTCGGTCAGCCGACTGAAGCTGAAGCGGGCGTTGGGGTAGGTCAGGCTCGGCTGGTAGGTCTGAGCGGTGCTTTCACGGAACGCGGCGCGGATGAACTGCTCGATGCCGGTGCGCAGTTGGGTGCGCTGCAGCTCGGTCAGGTTCTGCACCGGCCACACCTGCAGGGCGATGTCATGCAGAGTTTCGGGCATGGCCATCGCCTGCATATCGTCACCCAGCCCGTGATTGCCTGAGTCGCGAATGTGGGCATTGATTTGCTGCAGGTAGGTCCCGGCCGGGGCGTCTGCCTCGAACAGCACATAAGCCGTGGCGCTGCCAGGGCCACGTGGCGCGCTGTGGTCGAAGAAGATGCCGTCTGCACGCACGCCCGGGAAGGCGGCAATCATGGCGCGGTACACCGCGTCGGTGTGCCATTGGTTCACGGCGCTGAATTGGTTGCGCACCCGCAGGCGCAGTTCGTCGTCTGACTCGGCATCGGCACCCGGCTGGGTCAGCCAGCCATCCGCGTTGGTAACGTGGGTGATGCCCGGTACCGGTGCCGGCAGAATCGAGTAGTACCCAGGGGCGAGGTTGTGCCCGCTGCCTGCCTCGGTGGCCACAACCGGGATCTCCAGCTGGACCTGGCCGTCAGCGAACGTGCGCGACTCGCGCGTGATGAGCTCGTACACCCGACCGTTGATGCTGGGTGACTGCACGCGGGTGCCGGCCGCGACTTCCAGCGTGCCGCTGCTGCCGGCCCGGCTGAACAGCAGCGTGCCCTGTGCCTTGGCAGCGGCCTTGCGTTCGATGTCGTAGGCCCAGGCCAGCATGTCCAGCCAGGCGCCCTTGGCGGTTTTTACAAACAGGTTGGGCAGCAGCGTGCTGCTGACAAAGCCCAGCAGCCACAGCACCGGCGTAGTGACCAGTGCGGTGATGATGCGCCAGAACGGGGACCAGGCGCTGGTGTTGCTCAGTGTGCTGCCTTGTGCCGCGACTTCCTTCTCCCACTCGGCGCGCAGTTCGGCGTCGGTGGTGGGTATGCCTGCGTCGCGCAGCACCTGGTTGAAATCAACGCTCACAGTGTTACCTCGATAGGTCCGAATTCAACGGTGCGCGCGGTGACCAGATAGTGGCCGCCGTCGCGCTCCAGAATCTCCGCTGTGCCGGGTACCAGGCGCACGTCGGCCTCGAGCAGGAGCTCCATCTGCGACAGGCAGTCCCGCCGGCGGAAGCGGTCGCGCTCGGCCACTAGTTGCACCATCAGGCCGCTGTCGCGCAGCATGTGGACGATGTCCTGGGCGATGCTGGCCCGGCCGTCCACCAGCTGAGGCAGGCTGCCGGCATCGAGCACCAGGTCGTCGTCATGGATCAGTAGGTCGACGTACATCAGCCCACCGCCATGGCGATCATGTTTTCCATGGCCAGGGGGCTCATTTCCTTGCCGGTATGGATCTCGACCTTCTCGACGTGGGTGCCCTTGCTCTGGTTGTTGGTGGTGTTCTGGATGCTGCTCAGCAGGCCGCCCTTGGGCACGGCTGTGGGCCGCTCAGGCGACAGGCTGGTTGGCTGTTCCGATTCCAGCGCACCCATGGAGGGCTCCATCTGCAGAGCCGCTGCCGGCATTTCCGGTACCGCCGGCAGCGGGTCGATGGCGGTGCCGATACGCAGGGTGGTCTCCGGCAGTTGCGGCGCCGCGAATGCACCCATGGTGGGCTCGACCTGGAGGACCTGCGCGGGCATCTCCGGAATAGCAGACAGCGGATCGATGGCCGGCGCGAGGACGCTTTCCCCGGGTTGAGGCTGGGTCAGATCCGCGCCGGGGAGCTCTGGAGCTCCACCGAAACTCGTGTCGATGTTCACGCCCGGGATCTTATTGAGCAGGCCAATCAGGCCTTTGATGGCATCGCCCAGCAGCGCGAAAGGGGAAATGTTGGTGAGCGCCCAGACGAAGCCGTCCCAGATCGCTTTGGCAGCGGTAGTGACCGCCTCCAGTTGCAGTAACCAGGCCACGAATTGAATGCCGTAAGCGACGACGGCAACCAGCCCGTCCCATAGAACGCCCAGCAGCGCGCCGAACACACGGAACAGCAGCACCACCGGCGTCAGCACAGTGATCAGGGCCTGGAACCAGGCAGTGTCGCCAAACGAGGCCACCAGTGAATCCCAACTGCTGATCAGCCATACCACCGCCGCTACAACGGCGACGATGCCGATCACGACCCAGGTCAGCGGGTTGAACAGCAATGCTGTCGAGAAGGCTAGCCATGCCGTCTTCGCCAGAGCCACGACGAACGTCACCGCACCAATCGCACCCGCCATGCCCAGCACGGCCAGGGCTATCAGGCCCACCGCGCGGGTAATGTTCGGGAATAGCCCGGTCCAGCGGGTCACCGTGGAAGCGATGCCGGTCAACCGCTCCATCAGCGGCGTCAGGATCGGCATCAGCGCCTGGCCTATGGCGATGCGCAGTGCCTGAACCGCCGCGGCGAACTGCTGCCATGGATCGACCATGCCCTTGGCCATCTGCTCAGCCGCTTCCAGCCCGCGCACCTGGCCCAGCTTGTCCATGCCGTTGCGCAGCCGGTCGGTATCGCCCATCAGACGAGTCAGCAGCATCGCCGCCTCACCGCCAAATGCTTGCGCCAGTGAGTCGGAGTTCGCCGCCACGCTCAGGTCGCCGAAGCGGCCCTTGAGCTGTTCGACGATGTCCAGCATTGGTAGCAGCCGGCCGGTGCTGTCGGTGAAGGACATGCCCAGGGTTTCCGAGGCGGCGCCCACGTTCTCGAAAAACGCCTTGTAGGCCCCGCCGGCGGTACCGGCGTCCATGGTGCTGGCAGCCGTACCCAGCACGGCCATCTGCTCGGCCAGCGACACGCCTGCCGTGCTGGCCAGCCCGCCGGCCGCGTTGAAGGCCTCGCCGATCTGCTCGCCGCTGGTGCGGAACAGCTGCACCGCGAGCGCGGTCTGGCCGGCCAGCGCGTTGACCCAGGCGCCTTTGCCCATGGCATCGGCCTGGTTCTTGTGCAGGTTGTACATGGTGCCGACGTAGCTGGTCATGGTGGCCGCATCGGCCTTGGTGGCCTTGGCCAGCACGTTGGAGGCATGGGTGAAGGTGGCCAACTGGCTGCCGGTCAGTCCCTTGATGGCCCCCTCGACCTGGTAGGCCGAGGCGACGAATGCCTGGGCGTTCTCGCCATAGGCCACCGAGAACGCCAGCGCCTTTTTGTTGAGCGCGTCCAGGGCGTCCTCGGCAACGCCAAGCGATCGCACGTCCGCCAGCGCACGGTTCATCTCCAGGGCAGGTTGCATCGCCTCGGTGATGGCCACGCCGGCGCCCACCATCCCGGCCAGGCCTACGCCCATCTGGGTGATGTTCTGCTGGCCTTTTTCGGCCAGTTCGCTGAAACCCATCTTCACCTTGGCCAACGGGGCGCTGACCATTTCGTTGAGGCGCAGGATGAAGTCCAGCCTGGTGCTGCGATCTGCCATCGGTTCCTACCCGTTCAGCGCCCTGGCGATGCCGTTGGCCACGGCATACTCCATGCGCTTCCAGTACTCGTCTTCCAGCCACTTGGCGGTGCCCATGTTTTCCACGGTGGGCGGCTCGCCGGGCAGCCAGCGAGTGGTCAGTGCCACCAGCTGGCTCAGCCCGCTTTCGCTCAGTCGTTCAGCGTGGGCGAGGGCTTTTTTACGGTGATCTCAACGTCCGGGCTGTACTCCTCCAGGAGCGCGCCGGCCAGTTGCATGGCCAGTACCGGGTTCTTCAGCAGGCCCTTGAGGGTGGCGCGCTGGTCTTGGTGAACGGTGTTGCTCAGCAGGTTGGTGGCCGGAGCGACCTTGCTGGTCTGGGTGATGCTGTTGAAGTACTTGGTGACGTCGGCGGCATCCACGGTGAATTGGAAGTCGGCGTCGCCCACGGTCAAGGTGATTTCGCGGCGTTCGGTCATGGGGTGTTCCTCGGGTCGGTGATGTGAAAAGCGGTGCACAGGCGTGCGTAGTCCTGCAGGCCCAGGATCATCTGGCGGCTCAGCGCGAGCTCGTCGCGGAGGGCGAGATAATCCTGTCGAGCCTGGGGAGTGAGTTCGGGGGTTCCTGCATCAGCCACGCGGGCGGCGCCGGCGGGCTCGCAGGTGGCGTTGACGAGCAGCCGCCGCTGGCCAGCAGCAACAGCAGCGCGCAGACGGTCATTTTCGGCCTTGGCATGGGTGAGTTCCTGGGTGTGTTGGTTGTCCAGCGCGGCAGCCTCGGCCGCGAGGGCGCGCTGAAGTCGCAGGGTTTCGGCCAGGCTGTCCGCGCGGGCGGCGGCCTGCTGCTGTTTCTCCTGGGCGGCACCCAGCGCGGCGCTCTTCGAGCCGTAGGCGGCGTGCAAGCTGTACAGCGCCAAAGCGAGCGCGGCGCAGAGGATGGCCAGGGCGCGGGTCATTGCAGGCCCACCTCGCACAGCTCCCGCTCAGCAGCTCGCCGGCGCACCAGGCCGGCCAGCTCGCGGCCACCGGCGAACACCCAGCGGCTCAGCTCGGCGCAGGCACCGGCCACGTCGCCCGCATTGAGCAGGCGCAGCAGGGTGGAGCGAGCAAACGCGCCGGCGCCGACGTTGTAGGTGAACGAGGCCAGGGCGGCCCGGCGGGTGTCCGGCTGCGGGTGCAGGGTGTGGCGGTCCACGGCGGCCAGCGCCGCGCCCAGCTCACCAGCCAGCAGCGCATCGCATTCGGCGTCGGTGGCGGTCTGGCCCAGGCTCACGCCTGCGGTGATGCCGTCGCAGAGGGTGGGGATGCCCACCGGGTCCAGGTACGCAACCAGGCTGCGTCCCTCGAACCAGGTCACCAGCGCACCGGCCATGCCCATGGCACCGGCCAGGGCGCCGGCGGCGATCTTCGTGCGCAGGCTCATGGCACAAATACCCGCAGCAAAGTTGGGCCGACCATTTGCAGGATCGCCCACAGCGTACTGGCGATGGCCAGTGCCCAGGTGATCTTGCGGCCGATGCCGGTTACTACATCGGTTAACGCCTGCTGCCCTTCGTTGAGCTGAGCCAACTGGCCGGACATATGCTCGAACTGCTGCTCCAACTTTGTCACGCGCGTCGGCACTGACTCGTGACGGTGCTCGATCTGGTGCAGTCGATGCTGGACGACAGCGAGATCACGCTCGATGGACCCCAGGCGGGCTTCAGGTGCGGTTGCAGTGCTCATCGTTGAGCCTCGAACTTCTCGAAAAGGGTTTGGCACGGCACGCAGCGGATGACGCCGCCGAACGCCTGGCGCTCGGCGGGGATCGGTTCGTCGCAGGTCAGGCAGGTTTCCCGGCTCGGCAGGTCCGTGCGGGCGCGGCGCAGCGCCGCCTCCAGAGCCTGCGCGCGGTCCCGCTCCTCGTAGGCCTGGGCGCGATCGAACCAGTCGGCCATCAGCGCAGGCCCTCGATCTCGGTGGCATCCAGGTAGGGCACGCCGTTGATGCGGATGAAGTCCGGACTGGTGACGTCGAACGGCACCTTGTGCTTGGTCTTCTCGCCACCCTTGGAGTCGATGTTCAGCAAGCTGCTGACTTTCAACTTGCAGCCGAAGGCCTCGACGCGCATTTCCTCGGTGCCGGCCTTGGCGAAGAACACCACGTCGGCCGGGTCCAGCTTGCGAAAGCTGCCGGCGCGGCCGGCGGCCTCGATCAGCAGGGCAAAGTTGTTGCTGTCCAGCTCGAACTCGCCGCTGGCCGAGACGTCGCCGTCCACATGGCCATTGGGTACGCCACGGTCCTGGGCCACGGCGCTGTTGTCGGTGATGTCGAGCGTGCAGGTATCCACATGGATCTGCAGGTCGCTCAGGGTGATGTCGAAGTTCTTACCGCCAATGCGCGACATGGCTTATTGCTCCTCGGTGGAAAGGTCCAGGGCGATGTTCGCCGTCAGGTCCTTCGGGCAGTTGTAGGGGCGCACCTTGATGTAGGCCTCGACCTTGGTCTTGCTCATCCACACCAGCTCGATGTCGCCATCCTTGGGCGGCTCGATGTCGCCGGGGAACTGCAGGCCCATGAACAGCACGGAGCGGCCCATCTCGCGCAGCGGCTTCATCAGCGCGGACTTGGTGGCGGCCATGCTGTTGGGTGTGTTGTTGACGGCGCGGTTTGCCACGCGCTGGATCAGCAGCAGGCGCACGCGGCGGGCGGCCTTGTCGGCAATGCGCAGGTACTCAACCACCTGGAAGTCACTGCCCGGGGCATCCAGCATGTTGCCGTCGCCCCAGAACACGCCGGGGTAGTCCGGGTAGGTCTGCGGCACCGAAAAGCGCGCCTTGTCCAGCTCGGCCAGGGTTGCCGACGGCAGCGGTACGTCGTTGGCGTCGCTGGGTTCCGGGCCGAGGCCCATCACCGCGCCGGTGGCCACGCGCATCGGGCTGTCGGCGATGCTGACGGCGGCGTTGGCCAGGCGACCGGCCAGCACACCGAGGTTGTTGCCATGCAGTTGCGGCACCACCAGCACGCGCGGCGCGGCCAGGCCGTCAACGATGGCTTTCTGTTCGGCCAGATAGCCGGACCAATCCTGCAGCTCGGTGATGCCAGCGGTGGCGGCCATGAAGAACACACGACGGCCGTACTGGTTGCCGATGGCGATGGCCTTGTCGTGCATCGCGCTCAGCTCGGCGCCGGTGGTCACCGGGGTGGTGATCACGATGGCCTCGGGCGAGACCTTGCGCATCGCCTGGTCAACGGCTTCGTCCCAGTCGTCGATCAGGGCCAGCGGCAGCGCCGCGCAGGCCCAGCGATCACCGCCGTTCTGGCGGGCGGCGATGATCTGGGTCTTGAGCTCGCTGCTCTGGACGCCCAGCTCGACGTCCAGGTCGCTGTCGGTATTGAGGGCCAGCACCTTGCCGGTGTTCGCCGCGCCGGTGCCGATGAAAAGGAAATAGCGCTCGATCTCGCTCACGGCACCCTGGCCGAGGTTGAGGTTGTTCACGCTGACTTTGCCGAGTGCCATAGGGTGCCTCGTTA